ATACGCCCTTCATCACTTTCAAAAAACTTTTTAGTTTTAAGACGTTTAGCTAATTCATCAGGGTAGAGTAACATTTCTTCAAAAGATGCTCTTCTAAACCTTTCAGTAGATCTAGTTGCTGCGGTTATAAGCCTTCCTGGTCTAGTAAATATACCTAGATAAGCTCTAGCGAAAACATTAACCATTTTAGCTAATTCTGCGTCTGGTACTTCTAAAACATTAGCTATTTTAGTAACGTCTTTAGCAAGTTTATTATATGTTCTTAAACCATTGACAAACTCTTCACCGTAAATTGATTTAAGTTGGTCTCCGTGTTGTACTAAATATTTTGATACAGCAGTAGGGTCAAAAGTTCCATCAATAGGTTTAGTTTTTTCTAAAAAATCTCTATAAATTAAATTTCTAAATTGTCCTTGTGCACTTTCTGGCATCATATCTAAAAATGTATCTACTCTAGTTATTTTACCCGCTGTCCATATCTCATCAAATATGCCTTCAGGGTCAGCACCGCGAGCAAGGCTCTGCACTTTATTAGCTACCGCTCTTCTGTCAGTAGGTACTACTTTTTTACCTGTTTGAGGTTTTATGTTTTCGGGGTCAAAATAACCCGCAACGTTTCTACCAAAATCTCTTTTAACGTTAGCCATATCTTGGTCACGGAAAACTACAGTATCAATACCTAAATCATCAAATACTTTTTCATAACCTAAATCTATATCTTGTTCTTGTCCAACAAACCTACGTTCAACCTCGGGTCTTTTTTCAATAGATTTTTGTATTTCACGTTGTCCTGCCTCAATACGTTTAGGTAGCCCTTCATCTGCAGCAGCCAATACTTGAGGTGTACTTAAATTAGCAAGAACTGTAGTTTCTGGACCGCCTGCTTCAATTCTTTTTTGTATTTCATCAAAAGCGTTTAAAAATTCATCTTCGTCTATACCGAGCACACCCGCTGGGTTACGACCTAAAAACTTAGCTATTCCTGCGAATGCTGCGTTACCACCAGCACTGTATGCAGCTACCATTTTACTGTCATCAATAGCGGTTTTTAAAATTTTTGCAGAGTCATAAGTCTCATCAAGTATGCCTCTATCTTTCATATTCCTTAAATTGTTATATCGCCATAAAAAATGTGCCATGGTCTCACCCATTATAGTAAAGGTGATTGGTGCTCTTGCTGCACCTGCTGCTGCACCTGCTGCTGCACCTGTGGCTTGCCAAAATTCATTATCAGTAAGTTGTGCTGTACCTAATAAACCGCCCATGCCACCTATAACTGCTCCCGCTGGTATGCCTACTGAACTACCAAGACCAAAACCAAGCAGACCTGCACCTATTTCTAATGATAAAGGTTCCATAACAGCGGTAACGTCAGCAAAGTCAATACCAGGAGGACTCACGAACTGTTTTTCACCAGACTCTGGATCTTTATATACTATTCTATTTGTGTTAGGTTCTTTAGCTAATTCAAAAGCTTCAAGCGGTACACCTGGATAAGCTTCCCTTAATAAAGCTTTTACACCTCTTTCATAATTATCAGCTGGTAAATACGTAGCGTCTTTTTGAACTCGAAAAGGAGCACCTTTATCAGTTTCTATACCTAAAGCTTCAGCTTGTTTAGTAGCGGGGTCAGTAGGGTTGAATAACTCCATAATATCTAACCCGAAAGGTTGTTGTGTTTCTCTATCTAAAGGTTGTCTACCAGGAAGTAAAAATCTTTTTACGTCTCTTTCAAAATCTTTTGGGTTAAGGTTTAAAAACCTGTCTCTAAAACTGTACGGTCTGCCTAAAAGGGTGTCAAGAAAACTGGGGTCAATACTAGTTTTTTCTAAAATATAATTTTTAAAATCATTAGGAATTAATTGTCCTGGAGTTTCTTGACCGCTAGGGTAAACTTGATCTATTACCGCTGGGGGAATAGGTTGTGTCATAGTAGGTATAGGTTGACTATAATCTATGTTTTGATCAATAATTTCGTCTATATCTATAACGTCGTTTTGTGCCATTATTGTGTCTCTACTAATCCAGCTTGAATTAAATGTAAATTAAGTATTTGAAACTGTGCTGGGGTTAATTCTTTTTGTAATAATTGATAATAATTTTGTTGCAGTTGTGGTTCGTCAGCGTATTTTGAGTAATTATTCATTAAATCACGGTAACTAAATTCACCGTCATTTAATTGTATTTTAGTCTCTGTGGTTATTGGTTCAGTAATACCTAAAGTTTGCCCAAATTGACTGGTAGGGCTTATATTAATAGTAGGGAAAGTAACCACGTTATCATCACCAGGATCAAGACTACTGTCAGCTACAAAAAGTTTAGTATTAGTATTTAATTTAGCACTAGTGTCCATGTTTTCTAAACCCTCTAACCTCTTAACCAGTTTAGCTTTAATTTTTTCAGTAGTATCTATTAAAACTTTTTGTGCTTTTAAATCTGGCTCACCGTTTTCAAGTTGTATATGATAAAGATTGGTTGGTAACATTTGTAAATCTAATTCCGCTATGTTTCTTTTTAATAATTTAATTCTAAAATCATTAGCTACCGCTTGAAACTGTTTCATTGAAGCAGCATTTCCGCCTTGTAGTTTCAAAAATTGTTTAGTTTCAAAATCTGATATAGCCCTAAGGTCAAGTCCTTTATCTATATTCATACTACCCGCACCCATCATAGCTAAATCAAACAATGCTGCGTCCAGTCTAGCCCCCGTAATACCTGAAGCTTCAAGCATTCTAGCGAATGGACTTTTCTTAAACTCTGCAAACTCTGTACTACCGATTATGTTTTCTCTAAACACTTCATGCTTAACAAATTCATCACCTACTTTAAATTTAAACCCACCCTCTTTTTCTGGTGCGGTTAACATACTATTAATAGCTCCTAAACTAATAGCTATATTATCAGCGAATCTAGCGAAGTTACCCCCTAAATTATCAAATATTAAATCTTGTTGTTCAGGAAACTCTGTTATAAAATCACCTATAGCTTTATCAAGCTGATCTGCTGCGGCAAAGTAATTCGTAACGCCTCTATCTACACCTAAAATTTTGTCATTAATATCTTCAAATTGTTGTTTAGAGTATCTTACATTATATCTATCACCTTGAGTAAATTCTACTTCACCGTTTTCATTTATAGTCATGCTAAAACCGTTATCTATTTCTTTATATAGCAGTGGGTTTCTCGCTAACTCACTAGGCATGACCCACATAGGTTGACCATTTTCTTTATTAATTACGTACTTAGGTGTACCAGTTTGAGGAATAAATTTAGGGTCAGAACCTTCAGGTAAATTATTATATTGAGTAGGATTTAAAAATCTTTCTACTCTTTCTCCATCTTCTAGAATGCTGTATAGTTTACCGTTAGTCATTTTTTCATGACCTTCTAAAATTCTGTTAGCCATACTAGGAATACTTGTTAATTTATTTAACATATCCTCATCTAAAAATGTGTTAACACTAGTACCGTTTACATCTACGAGTGTGTACGGACTTTTCTTAGAGTTTTTTGATTCCCTAATTTGATTAGGATACTGTCTAGCTAAAGCTGCAAAATTAGCTTCATCCATCATCATTGTTGTTTTATCAGCGAATGTGCCACTAGGACCAACTACATCGATTGACATGGGTGCTTTTAATTTTGACTCTAGTAATTTTCTATTTAGTTGTGCTTTATTCCTAAAATCTTCTAAACCGAAAGTAGTAACCAACTGATTGATTCTGTTCTGTCTATTTAATTCTAAAGCTTGTTTACCTTTTTCAAATTGTTTTTCTTCACCTCTTTTAGCCCCGTACCCGCTAATAAAAGCTTTACCTAATGCTGCGCCCCAATCATCTCCTGCTTCACCTGATTTAATTAACGATAAACCTGCTGCTAAGTACGGCATAACTTTATCAGGTTGTGTTAATAATGAGTCATAATCTGGTTCGCCTATAATATCTGCTGCTGCTTTTTTATAAACTTCTAATTTATCTTTATCAGTTAAACTTTCAAGTAAACTAGCGTTATTTAAAAAAGACATGAATGATTCTGTGTCCCCTAAAGAACCAGCTACACTACCAGAATTTAAAGCTTGACCTACACTTTGTGTTGTGTCGTCTTCTTCATTACCTTCTATATTGCCTAAATCAATACCTAAATCAACACCTAAAAATTCTAATATATCTTGACTTTCTTCACCACCTTGCATCACGCCTTCTATAAACCTTTGACTACCCGCATCGGTAATTGGGTTATTCATTATACCAGAATTTAATTCTTTAGCAGGAGTTACAGGATTAGGCATAGGGTTACTAGGTACACCCATAGTTTGATCTTTCATAAAGATATTTTCAACGGTAGACCTATCAAGACCAGTAGCTTGAACTACGTTTTCTATTGGCGCTCCACGGTTAAGCATTTCCCTAGCTGTGTTTTCAGCTTGTGCTGATTGTAAACTAGCTTGTAAGTCTTGTTGATTTATCATTATGACCCCGTAAAGTCTTTATAAACGCCATAACCCGCTATAGCCGTACCTAAATTACTCATCAAGTTGTTATTACCGCCACTAGTTGAGCCTTGTGCTAACGTAGTACCGCCCAGCGTAGGAGCTAACCCTTGTGCTATACCTGCAGTTTGACCTATTAACTGAGTAGGTAAGTTGTATTGACCTACAAAGTTTTGATATGCTAAGTCTAAACCAGCTTGATTTTGACCACGTTGCATACCGCCTATATTCATCATAGTGTTTACATCACCTTGACGTAACCCTGATAACCCTTGACCTAACCCAGCCATTTGACCGCCTACGTTAGAACCAAACTGACCAGCTTGTAACCCAGTACTAGCTAATTGTTGACCTGTGCCACCGTAAATGTTACTTAGTCCTGTGCCTAAACTACCTAGTCCTCCAGCAGCAGTGCCTATAGTGCCTGCTAAATTTTGTCCTAAACCAGCTACTTGTGCACCCATGCCTGCTTGTCGTTGACCTATATTAGCCATAGCATTAGCTTGATTAAGTTGTCTGTTTTGTTGATTTTCAAAAGCTGTTTGTGCCCTACCTGCTGCAGACTCGTAACCTTGTCTTCTTAAACCTGCTGCGGTTTCTAGCTGTGCTTTACGTAACGCTTCTTCTCTTTCTTGTGCACCTAATCTAGCTCTACTACCGCCGAAAGCACCAGAGCCTATGGCTTGTGCCCTACCTGCTATATCTGCTTTTGCTCCTTGCTCTTCAAGGTCTTGCATAGCCCTACTAACTACGGCATCTTCGTAAGGGTTCATAAAACTAGAAATACCTCTAGGGTCAAAACCTTGAGCAGCACCGCCTAGTATATCTGTAGCTTGACCTAGTGTACCTTGACCCGCACGTATACCGCCTAAACCTTCAAACGTGGCATCTCTGGCTAATCCTGGCACACCTCTAAGTAAATTTTGTGCTTCGCCTATACCCGCTGCACCTGATAATGCACCTTGACGTAAAAAATCTTGACCTTCTAAAGCACTACCTCTAGCGTCACTGAGACCTTGCCTAGCTAAACCTGCTGCTTCATCAAAAAACGGTTGATACGAACCTACGTTTTCCCCAGCCATACGCATACCCATACGTTCAGCGGGGGTAAAGTCTGCTATCCTTTGACCTTGATAAGTGTAAGGCGTACCACCAGGAACGCCCATACTTTGTAGTTGATTTACTAAGTTTTGATTTAATAAAGGCATTATGCCAGGAATATTAGCTCCTGGGATTCCCCTCATTAAGTCTTGATAATACTGCGGAGGTAAACTCTCGGTACGTCCTGTAGTTTGTTCTGCCATTATGCCCTACCTAAACCCATATTTTGAGCTTTGTTTTCATTCATGTCCATCATTGCGTATAGTTGAGCTATACCTGCGTCATGGTCACCGTTACCTATTCCTTTTACGGCTTGTTTAGTCATTACGAACTCACCGTCTGCTAATAATGCGGGTATAGTATCTTCATCGCCTGAGCCTTCAGGGTCACTAGTTTCACCACCCGTTTCTGTTAAATCTATTTCTGGTAATTCACCGCCATCAGCCAACCTCGCTATACCACCTTCTTTTACATTAACTCTAGCGAACTCAGGGAAGTCGAGCTCGTTTTCTTGTGTTTGTCTAAGTAGTTCGGCTATGGTAGAATTTACTGGGTCGTATGCGTAGGCTGAACTTAAACTAGGCATAGTACCTGATATACCTGTACCTGTACCGTAAACGCTACTAAGTTGTGCAGGAGTTAAACCCGCAGTTAAATATCCTGTTTGGTCTATTGGTCCAGGCATAGTAACTTCTTCATCATCACCGAAACCACCAGTCATACTGTTTAACGCACTAGTACCTATAAGACCAGCACCCGCTTTTTGTAACATGTTTAATTCTTTAAATGAGTCACCTATACCAGTAAGTTCTAGTTTGCTACCTTCTGGTAGAAAGGGATTACGTGCATTAGCACCTATATTAGTAAAGAAATCACCTAAACCGCCACTACCTAAACCACGGTCCACGCCATATAAACCTTCCATTCCAGGAGTACCTGACATAAACTTACCGCTAAAACCTACACCTTCAGGATTAAAACCAAAACCAGCACCACCTAACATTTTACCGCCAGCAAATATTTGTGCACCCGCCATCGCTGCTTCGCCTAAGTCTTCTCCTTCAGCTAAACCACCTATGCCTCTACCTATACCTGCACCTAACGCTGGACCAACTCCAGGAATAAACAACCCTGCTATTGTGGCGATCTCTTTCGTGTTCTTTTTAACGAACCTTTTAATACTTTTAAATGCGCTCTTTAATCCGCCCATAAATCTATTATATATACAAGTTCATAAGCTGTATAGGTTATAAACAGCTCATATGTTTAATTATTTACGCCTACTTCTATAGAAGTTGCACCGTCTAAAGCTACCGTAACCTTACCTACACTCGCTGTAGCCTCGTATCCACGGTCTATTAGCCTTTGTCCAATGTCTAACCACTTGTAACCAGTCCATACTTGTAATACTTCTACGTCTGTATTCCAAATTAAACTACCTACGTTAAATTTAAGTGTGTCTCGTTCTTCTGTGGTTATTTGTCTAGTATTATCTGGGTCAAACGTGCCTAAATTTATTTCTAATATCCTTACTAATCTATTATAAATATCAGGGGTAACTTCAGTACCCATTGATATAGGAAGTCTAGTAGCTAAAAGCCTGCTCATCTTCTGCCGTCACTCCTTGTATCAAGTCTAGTAGCACCAAGTCTCCACCCAGTATCATTGTTTGCGTCAGTATCGTCATCGTCAGATTCAAGTCTTAAAACTACTTGCCTAGCTCTAGCCCTTACGTGCGCTTGTTGTGTTGTACTACCTACCGCATTAGTACTATTAGTAGTTAATGTATCTCCAGGGAAGTTTCTAGTTTTTAAAACTACGTTTACTTTACCGCCATCACTATTATTTAAAAACTTTACGTCTGGTACTATTCTATTGACTAAGGCAAACTGTTCACCGTCTCCTATATCAAAATCACTACTTTCAATGAACACGTTAGTCATAGGGTTGCCGTCATCGTTATAACCAAACTCATGTTCATATAAGTAATTACTGCTTGTAGCTCTAGGGTAATCAACCGTACCTTCATCAATCCATGCCGTTCTGCTTAACTGACCGTAAGTCCAAACATTATCGTTATAGTCATAAATAACGTATCTATCAAGTTCACCTGAGTTAGCAGAGGGATAAAACCAACCTACTTCATCATGTGCATTATTAGTAAACGCACATATTTTAAAAGCTTGATTTGAGTTAATATCATCAAATACATAACTTAACACGCTACAAGGCACTTTTTGTACACTACCGTTATAAACGTAAAAATTATCATACCCCATCCAGTAAACACCGTTAGGTGAAGTAACAGCCCCGTTAGGTGAAATAAGCCCAGTATTATTATTTATTAAATTTACACCAAATGTAAATGGCGGTCCTATAAACTGCATACTGTATAACGCTGTATCAGTCCAAATTAAAGTTTCTTGTCTTGCTTTTACTGAACCTATAATTAAACTACCTTCTGATAATCTTAAACTACCAGCAGTATTAGTTTCTTTAGGCTCAAACTCTAACAAACTTTCTTGATCACCAAAAGCTATAAGCATAGGGTCAATAGTACCAGTTCTACTAGTTCCTGATATAGGATCAGCACCTAAAACTATTATATGTCTGTCAGTTTCTGATACTGTGATACCTAAACATTTAGTAGGTACTAAGTTAGCACCAGTTTGTGCAGTGAGTGCTTCAGCTCTAACGGTTAATCCATCACTAGTGTCGTGATAATAAATAGCCCCGTTACGTACAGCCATAAGTAAGTCTTCACCAAAATGATCATGTGACCACAAACGTAATTGATTAGTGTCAGATAAAGCAGCAGTTGCACCCCATGTTCCCGCACTCCAACTATCACCGCCCCAACCTGTTGATTGAACGTATGTGTCTAACCCTACGTTAATTTGATATGCACCATCTACTCCGCTACCACCGTTTCCGCTATCACTAGCATTAGCAGTAGCTGTATTGCCACTAGTATCTTTAGCAGTAAATGTGTATGTATTGACACTAGGAACACTAGTTATTTGATATTCTTGATTTAAGACAGCAGCAGTAATATTGCCACCTAAACTAACCGCTCCGCTTATAGTGACAAAATCACCTAGTACCGCTCCATGACTAGAGTCGGTTGCGGTTATAGTAGAGCTACCATTAGTAGCAGAAAAAGTAATACCATTAGTAGTCGTGGCTCGTATGGGGGTAACATCATTAAAGTTGTCTCCTTCGTTTATATAGTATTTTAAATGCGTACCTAAACCTAGAAACTTACTACCGTTTAAAGCTACCCAAGAGTGTAAAGCACGACAAGTACCTAAAAAACTGTTTTGATTATCTTTACGCCAACCACCTATTTTTTCTGGTCTGCCAGCGTTAAACCTTACTAAATTAGTATCAAACCAACCACCTTCGTTATCATAAGCTGTGCCTTCACGCATTATTCCTGGTTTAAATACAAATTTATTTAACGGCATATTAAACCTCGTGCCACTCCTTACCTTCAAACAATAAAGCCTCAGCTTCACGTCTGCGTATTAAACCTTGTAAAACTTTCCCACCAGCTTTATTCCATCTTTTTATTTGTGCTGGTACATCATTCCAATCTGGATGTGAACTATTTAACACTTTTAGTAAAGTTGAGCTTTTTAAATTAGCTGGTCCAAGATTAAATACCCATGAAACCATAGCATCAAATTCGTTTTGTTTTAAATTTTTTTCAACCAAGTCATTTATGTAGCCTTCATACTCTTCCATTTCGTGTAATAATAATTCATCAGCTTCTTCTTGGGTAATAGTATCACCCTCTTTTACACCTTTAGTTGAGCCGTAGCCTATTGTCCAAACACCTGCCGCACATTTATAAGCTTCAAGCTCACAACCCTCAAATTTTTTAATAAGGGATAAACCCTCTTGTGATATTTTCATATTA